TGCTACCTCACCTGCTTCACCTACTAAGCCTAGTGTGTTCTCAACTAAGCGTGTCTCGCCTTCTGTGACGATCTTACCTTCTACCCAGTACGAATAGTCTTGAGGCTTAATATCCATCATATTCGCAAAGGCATCAATGTCTTCCTGTGTAATCATGTTCTCTCCCTAACATTTAAGTTCTCTATCTCCACGTCATCTACATCATAAATAACATCTGTTATCAAGTCGTATATATCTTGTTCGTGGTTCTCTTCGTAGGATGATAGTATGTTGTTGTTATCATCTACCTTCGCAACAAAGGTAACGCTAAACTTCTTCATGCGCTACCCTCTGTCTTAGTCCAGCGGCTTATCTTGTAGACATTACCTTCTACTTCAACCGCCTTACTTTCTTCTAGCTCCTCCTCTGCTTCTGCAAACAGATCAGGAAACATGTTTTGCATTATTTCAGATCGCAAGACAACGAAGTCTTCCCAAGCATCAGGGTAAAGCTCCAAGAATTGCTGTGCTGCAGACATAGTGAGTGCCTCATCTAGTGCAGCCCTCATGCCATCCTCAGAACCAGCAGAGCCAAACACCATGCCTGTCTTGATATTACCCGTCCACTCACCATCCTCAATGACAGGCGATAGCACAATGGCTACATCACCAGCTTTAATCTCGTAGGCCATCACGTTCTCCTTTTTACTTTGAGGCGTTGCTCTTTCATGCGAGAGCCTTTTTCTTTTAGCCATTCTTCTGGTATGACACGGTTAGCCCACTTAAAGCCCTTCTGGTCACACCAGTCGCAATACCTACTCTTGGCCCCCTTGTAAAGGCGTGATCTAGCATTACTGAATACAAATCTAATATCCAATCCTGGATGCTGTCGCTGTATCTCAATGTGTTTGCGTCTATCTGCAGCTGAGAAGATGCCCTTTGTCTCAATGATGATACCATTGTCTAGCTCAAAGTCGGGTGTGTAAGTGCGATACTTTAGATCTTCCCATTCGATCTTTAGCTCTTCGTATGCTACTTTCTTTTGCCTGTCTTTGAGGTACGCAGCAGCCTCTACTTCAAGACCACTGCGATACATGCGAGAGTTATGCTTCCTGTTCATCTAAGTACTCTGATGCAATATAAGTATAGTCCACTATCTGTGGATTCTTTGACTTACTAGGGATACTAGGACGTGAATCAAAGCTGTCATGGCACTTATGCTTGAAGCTACAGAACTTACAGTCATCAGGTAAGATCCAGTTACCTGTCTTCTTACGATAGAACGACTCTTCTACTGGCTCAAAGCAACGCTCAAACGGTTCGTCATTGTCAATGTAGTCTACGGTAGCTTGAATGTCAGCTAGGACTGCTTCCTTGTCCACCTCCTCAGAGGCATCTACATACTTAAACTGTCCGTTTGCTTTGTTGACTACCCACCAACCTCCTACATCCTTTCCAGCGGCCTCTGCGTAGCCCACAAGCTGTGATACGTAACCAAAGCCATCCTTGTAGGCTAGAGAACCAAAGGATGCGAACTTATTGTCGTATGACCAAGGAGAGGCAGACTTAACATCGTCAATGCGCCCGTCCATCTCCATGTCATACTCACCCTTGATCTCTTGACCGTGTGGTAACTTAAGTGTGACCTTCTCGTTATCCTTAAACTCTACACCTGCTGAACGCAGTATACCTTTGAACACAGCCTCAACTATGTCACCAAGGATCATGTTCATCAAGAAGTGTGGAGGAAAGGGTGTCTTGTCTTCTGGATCATTCTTGTCAAACCATAGTTGACACTTTGGTCTACCGATATTAGACATCCGTAAACGGAAAGCATCACGTGGGCCACCAGAGAACTGCTTGTACAAAGCATCCTCGACATCGGAGGCGACTTGTTTAGCCACCCCCTCTGTCATAGTAGTCTCACCAGCCATAGCCTTCTGCAAGAAAGAGAAAACAGCTATTTCTGCAGGGTGATTCATTAGTATGCTGCCTCCTCTACGTTAATAATAGAACCTACTAGATCAGCATCTTCTGCACTCATACTCGTAGTAGAACGCTCATTGTGTAGATCTAAGATCTTACCATTAGAGTATTGGATGTAATCCAAGAAGTCAGATGCTACCTGTTGCATGTAGGAAGTATCCTCATCTGATGGTGTGACATTATCTCCTACAGAAGAAAGTATATACCCAAAGGCTGGGCCTTTAGGGATAGACCCTTCTGCACCAGTAAGTATGATCTTAGACATATAAGGAAGACCATTCTTACGATCAATAGCCTTCTGTGTAGCTGCTATGCTCTTAAGACTGTCACTGTTCTTAACATCCATTATGAATGGAATATCTACGTACTCACCAGAGATGGGTGTACCCGTATCGTCAAGGGGTGTATTAACTGTGAGAGTACCCATGAAGACCTTAACTCGTTTGGCGTTTCGGATAATATCCTTAGTAGCCTCTGGAAGAGCATTCCAATCCTCAATATAACCTGAGGGGCGTCCAAGATTGTAGCCACCTACACTGTCCTGTAAGTCTGTATTAGTAGACCTACTCATAACAGTTTTCTCCATTTCATTAGTGGAAGTATTCCACCGTTGAAACTGAAAGCGGTCTGTTAATAGGCGCACTTCTACACTCTCTGCATAGAACACATCCTCACCTAGTGTGATTTTATAGTAGCCAACAGGTACAACGTCTGTCTTGATCTTTTTACCACCAAGTTCAATCTCACCCTTGATAGGTTTACTCAACACATTAACACGAGCTAGAGATGACCGTGATTGTGTTGCTGGTTTAGGCTCACCTATAAGCTCTGCTAGTGGGTTTGATAAACCTGTAGTTGTTAGTTCTGTACTCATCTGTATATCCTTTATTACAGTAAAAAAGAGTCTTAGTTATACCGTCACACATCCTGTACGTCAAGCCAATTCGGCCCGATTTTTGATTCTAGTAGTAACGGAACATTCATCTTTACGTTATAGGCTTGTTCTATTAAGTCTGTCAAGCCCTCATTCATGTCTTCAATAATCTGTAGTACGATCTCCTTCTCCTCTGGGTGAATGTCTATCACAGTTGAGTCATGAACAGTATTCACTAGACAAGAGCGTAGACCTTTCAACCTATCCTCAAGTTCGATTAGAACAACAGGAACAACGTCACCAGTAGCAAAACCCTGTACTGGATAGTTCTTAATCATAGTGAAGTGTGATACCCCGCCACGAGCATTGCGCTTGACATCAGGAAATGCGTACTGCCGCCCTGATACGTTAGTAATCTTGTTGAACCGTATAGCTTCATCAGCCAGGTTCTTATGCCAGTTAGCTACACCTTTATACTTCTCAGTGAAGTGAATGTAGTAGGCTTCCTCTGCCTTAGATCTGCCATACCCTGTAGCCCCAAAGAGAGGTGCAAACGTATGAGCCTTGGCTTCTTGACGTGACGTAAGCTGTCCAGCATCAGAGATAACCTGTGCAGTGTAGCTGTGTACGTCAAACCCTGTAGCAATCTCTTCCATAGCAACCTCATCCTGAGCTAGGTACGCAGCCGTTCTAAACTCAAGCTGGGCAAAGTCTGCCTCACAGATGTAGCCGTTATCCCAGCGAGACACAAAGACACGCTTTACGGGAAACGTGCCGCCCCTTGGCATGTTTTGCATGTTGGGGTTTCGTCCAGAAAATCTACCTGTACTGGTGATATGCTGAGTGAGTCCCACATGCAGGAATCCGTCTGACTTGGTGAATGTGTCGATACCCTCCACAAAACTAGAGAGGTAGCTACTAACAGCAGAAAGACGCTTAAGGTCAGTAAGAAACTCAACAGCAGCGTCCATGTTGTTCGTTTTAGCAGTACCCACAAGTACATCTAGGTTATCCTTTCCTGTGCTAAATCCATCCGCACTAACCCACTTCTTGCTAGGCGCACCAAAGCCTAGACCTGCAATATGATTAAGCTCTTTCAAGCCGTAGCCACGAGCATCACAGTCCTTGCATTTATTAGGTCTGGCAAACTTAGTGCCATCCTTCTTTATCTTATATGTATGCCCTGCACCTGTGCATGTTGGACAAGTGAAAGCTTTGGTACGTTTTATGATAGTACTGTTAGCATCTACAGCCTGCTTAAACTCTTTTGCAGTATTCACATATTCAAACAGATCTACCCACTCTTTCTTGTTGTTCATCTTACGAGAGAAAATAACTTGAGACATCTGCTCTCGTGACTTGAGATTGATAGGTGTGTCACCCATGATCTCACGTACCTTGTGCTGTAGTCTATCCTCAATGTCTGCCTTCTCACGTTCAAACTCTAGGCGCACATCGTCTAGGGCTGTACGATCCACCCTGATTCCTGACATGTACATTCTGGTGAGGGTTTTACAGGTACGGAAGGTGACATCTCTGATGGTGTGTAGGGACTTGCTTTCGGGTTCACTGTAGTCTGCTTCAATGCTGTGGAACAACTCACTAGTTGTGTCGAGGTCACACCTAAGATAAAAGCTAAGCTCACTGAGAGGAATCTCATTGGTGTTATAACCCTCCTTAAAGTAGCGCTTGAGGGTATCATCCTTCTGAGCGTTAAGTTTCCTACGTTCTGCACATGCTTCAAGGCTTGTGGCTTCCTTCTGACCACGCTGCAGGATATACTCTGCAAGCATGGTGTCATAGATAGCGCCATCATACTTAAAACCACACTCCCACAGCCACATCAGATCGTGCTGAGCGTTGTGCATGATTAGAAGAGTAGTCATATCTAAGACTTGCTGGACTAGCTTACGCCCAGCGCCACTGGTATCCTTCTTCTCAACGTGATCTATAGTAACTATGTGTGTCTCTTCTGTGTTGTCTGCATTCTGCATACCGACTTGCACAAGGAAGTTACCCTCCTCATAGGGGTCTAAGTGTAGCTTCTCCCTACGTTTGTTTGTTGTGTTCTCAACGTCTAATACAAGTCTCATCTCTCTCTCCTCTAGGCTGTATATAGTGATCTCGCCCCGTCTAACTCACAGTGTACAACACCATGCCAACCACCCTTAAGCTTATTCTTGGCGATATTCAAGTGCCGTTGTGTGTCTTCCTCATCTGCACCCTCTACAATGGGGTTCTTAGAGATCAGAACCATTAGGTCTGCCTCTGCTGCTTTACCTGTCTTAGAGCCTTCCATCATAGACTGATCTACGTAGACCTTACCCTCTGCTACAGCACTTAACTGTGACATCCATACAACACAACAGTTGTATTGCTTAGCTATATTACGAGCATAGATAGCTGCATCTTTTAGGTACACATCGGACTTATCGCTTGTCTTGCTGGCAAACTTGTCACCCATGTCCAGGATCAGTATGTCTGGCTTCTCTTGCTTAACAAGTGACTCAACCCACTGCATATCCTTGTTTGTGCTGTCCTTGATGCGGATATTGGCTCTGACAGGTTCGTAGCGGCTACGTGCGAGGGCTACATTAGCCTTAACCTCATCCATAGACATGTTAGAGGCAGCACTAAGGTAACGTGCTCCTACACGCTCATACGCTTCCTCGTTACATAACACTACACACTTAGCTCCCTGCCTTGCCCAGCCCTCT